ATAACTCAATATTTAAGTAAGCCCCCAATATTTTTTGAAAGTGTTGATGTCAAAAATGATAACGGAGATGGTTACAAAAGAATAAAAATAGAAATGCAGGGAGAAGATATAATAGATAAACAAAAGTGGATAAGGAAACTAGCTAACCAAGGATATTTTCCACATCCATCTGTGCTAGACATGAAACAAAAAGAATTCCAAGGGATGCAATATCAAAGATTAGAGGCAATGTTATATGAAGCTGCAGATGAGGAAGCATCAGAAGATTTTGAATTTAAATCTCTAATATATAATTTTATAAAAAAGACCACGGTCAGTTACGACAAATCAGCTTTGTTTAATCAGGGCTGTTATGTAAATCAAGAGACAAAAGAATTAGACTTTAGATTACCTAATCTAATGAATTATTTAAAAGCAAGAAACATAAAAATAAATGTTAACCAATTAACTTTTAAACTAAAAGAAGTTTTGAAAGCAAGAAAAGTAAATGGAACTGTTTATGATGAAGTTCTTAAACAAAACAAATCATGTCCAACTTGGAGATTTGAGGCAGACACAAACGAATATGTTGTTCAAATAACAGGAACAGAAAGGAAAGTAATAGAGCATGACGAAAAAGATTAGAATAGCAGGGCCTCCAGGCACTGGTAAAACCACAAAACTAGTAGAAATATATTACGATCATTTAATAGATAAATATTCTCCCGCCGATATAATAGTTATTTCGCATACTAATACAGCTGCGAATCACATAAGAGATAAAATATATTCTGATGAAAGCATACAAGATTATCAGAATAAAACAGGTAACGAGATATTTAGATTAATAAAACAGTCAAAAGAAACACTAAAAGAAAACGTTAGCACCATACATAAATTTTGTAAAGACAGGGTGTTAGGAGATTCTTTTTTAATAGAAGACTATCAAATATTAATAAACATACATGAGCTTTTTAACAAACACACCTTTGGCAAAGATTTTCAAGGTGTAGACCTATTATTTAAGAAACATCCTTTTTTTAAATTCATGAGCATGGCAAGAGATAATGGGAAGAATTTTTTAGATTACTACAGGAGTTTAACCTACAAAGAAAAAGAAGAATATAAATACGAACCAGAAGAACTTATTGATCTAGAAAAAAAGTATACGGCGTTTAAGAATAATGAAAAGATAAATGACAGATCAAGAAGTATTTTAGACTTTCAAGATATGGTGGAAAAGTTTTCAGATAACGAACAAACGTCAGAGGAAGTTTGCGCTGATATTAAAGTGTTAATAGTAGACGAAGCTCAAGACTCTAGTGTAATACAAAGAAAAGCAGAGAGGGTCATGTCGAAGAATGTAGAATATTTTTATAAAGCAGGAGATCCTGATCAATCAATATTTGAATTTGCAGGGGCTGATCCTGATTCATTTCACAAAGAGTTTGCAAGGCCCGAAATAGAATTAGAACAAGGTCACAGGTGTCCAAGGTTAGTAAACGAATACTGTAAGGATATTATTAAACCAATATGGCAACACTATAATTATTCTAGAGTATGGAGACCAAGAGAAGAAAATGGTTTAATTGTAGAGGGTGAAATATTTGAAATGTCTGATTTGGCGCAAGACCCTTTTGCGTCAGAATTAAAAAATAGAATATTAAACACGTCAGAAGATTTTGTATTTACTTATAGAGGAAATGAGCCGACCAATATGATATCGTATTTAAAAGAACTTGGTATGCCAATTAAAGTTCCAAAGAATGCAAAACTTAAATTTAAATATCCCACTGCAGAAATAAATAATCATAGAGCATTTTTATCTTTATCACGTGGAGAAAACGTTTCACTTGCTAAAATTAAATCGATGTTAAAAAGTGTAGATCCACAATATCTTGCCTCTGATAAAAATATAGAAGACGAAGATAGAGGAAGCTATGATAAAAAATGGTTAGTAGAAAATAAATATTTAGTTTCAGGTGTCATGAATACGGACGATTTTCAATTAATAAATAAAATAAATTCAATAATAGAAAAAAACTACATAAGAAAAATTGTCAACAATAACAGAGATTTAGGCGACAAAAGAATATTTTTAGAAAACATACACACTATAAAAGGTAAAGAATTTGACAACGTTGTTTTAGATATGACGTTAACAAATGAAGAAGAGGATTTTGTGAAAAGACGTATGGCTTTTGTAGCATGCTCTAGAGCGAAAAAGACTCTTTGGACTTTAAAAAGTAGAACAAATATAACATTACACAGGAGGGCATATGACGCATAAAGATATATTCAAAGAAGCGTTTCCACAGAACAGACAAATAGGTGGATCACATTATAAAAAAATGAAAATACAGCCGTATGAATTTATATCAAAAAATGATCTTTCGTTCTTTCAAGGCAACGTAATAAAATACGTATGCAGGTACAAGTTGAAAAATGGTGTACAAGACCTAGAAAAGATTATACATTATTGCGAGTTGGAAATAAAAAAATTAAAAGATACTAAATGATATCAGAATTACCTGAAGTTAAAGTAAAAGACGGTGACGTAGTCGCTGTTGACTTAGAGACATACGACCCAAACCTCAAAACTCACGGATCAGGGGCCATAATTGGCAAAGGTAAAGTATGCGGAATCGCACTTGCATATGATGATAAAAAATTTTATTTTCCGATAGCACATAAAGAAGACGAGGGCCCTGCATCAAACCTCGCACCTAGTTTAGTTTGGAGAAGTTTAAATAAAAAAATATTTCAAAACGAAAAAGTTAAAAAAGTATTTCACAACGCAATGTATGATGTGTGTTGGATAAGAGCTGTAACAGGCATGATGTTAAAAGGACCTATTTATGACACCATGATTGCAGCATCCATCATAGATGAAAACAGGCAACGTTATAGTTTAGATTCTTTAGCAAAAGATTATCTCGGAGAGTCTAAATACAAAGGTGATTTAACCGATAGAGCTCTAGAAGAGCATGGAGTATCTGACCCGATGTCTAACATGCACTTGTTACCACATGACTTAGTTAAAGATTATGCAGAGCAAGACGTGAACTTAACGTTGCAGCTTTGGAAAAAGTTTGAAAAAATAATTAAAACTCCAGTGAATACAAAATCAAAAAATAAAAAAACTTTAGAAAACATTTTTGATTTAGAAACTAGATTGTTTCCTTGTCTTGTTGAAATGAGATTTAAAGGTGTAAGAGTTGATGAGGAAAAAGCAAAACTATTGGGAGGAGACTTAAAAAAAGAACAAGCAAAAATAATAGAGGCTATAAAAAAAGAAACAAAAATAAGTGTGGATATATGGGCTGCAGATTCAATTCAACCTTTATTAGAGCAACAAAAAATTACTGATTACAAAGTAACACCAAAAACGGGGCGAGTTAGTATAACAAAATCTTATTTAGAATCACACCCCAACAAATATTTAAAAATGATTGCAAAAGCTAGACAACTTGATAAACTATTTAACACTTTTGTGCACGGTATTTTAAAATTTGTACATAAAGGTAGAATTCACGCAGAAATAAATCAAATAAGATCTGAAAAAGGTGGTACGGTCACTGGAAGATTCTCTATGTCTAATCCAAACCTACAACAAATTCCATCAAGAAGTGACCAAGGCAATAAAATAAGAGGTCTATTCCTTCCAGAAGAAGGCCACAAGTGGGCATCGTTTGACTACTCACAACAAGAGCCAAGACTTGTCGTACACTATGCTTTAAAAAATGGTCTACACGGAGCAGACGATATGGCAGATGAGTATAATAAAAATCCAAACACAGACTTTCATGAGATAGTTGCAAAGATGGCTAAAATAACAAGAAAACAAGCAAAAACTATTAATTTAGGACTATTTTATGGCATGGGTAAAACAAAATTAGCGAGATCTTTAGAGTTAGAAGACGACGAAGCAAAAGAATTATTTAATCAATACCATACAAAAGTACCTTTTGTTAGAAAGCTATCTAATGGGCTTCAAGATTTTGCAGAAAAAAATAAAAATATTTTTACGTTAGAAGATAGGTTCTGCAGGTTTGACAGATGGGAGCCTGTAAACAAAGAATGGAACGCTGAAAAAGGTGTGTTTGAAATTAGTGAGTATAAAGAAGTAGAAGGTAAAAAACAAATAGTAAGGTCTTCGGTACCTATATTAAAAAGAGAAGAAGCAGAAAATAGATACCTTGCAAACAAAGTAAGAAACCAAGAAGCAAATGATCCTAATTGTAAAAATTTTGAGGACTACTATAGGCCAGCTTTTACATACAAAGCTTTAAATAGATTAATACAAGGATCAGCCGCTGATATGACAAAAAAAGCAATGGTCTTATTATTTGAAGCAGGTATTGTTCCACATATACAAATACATGATGAACTTTGTTTTTCAATAAAAACAGAAGACGAAGCTAAAAAAATAAAAGACATCATGGAAAATGCTATTGAATTAAAAGTGCCTAACAAAGTAGACTATGATTCTGGTCCTAATTGGGGTACAATAAAGTGAGGATAAAATATGTCTTATTTAAATGCAAACATACCTGTGGAATATGCACAGATAAGAAGAGAGTATCTTTATGATCTTAAAAAACACCATGGCGAGGTTGAAGACTGCATCATCTTTGGCGTTACGTGTATCACTGGGCGTGCTTTACTATTTCATGCTATCATGGAAAATGGTGCAATATTTTATCGCCTGCCAATTAGCGCGTTTATTCAAAGAGGATTTAAACCAGATGACGTCCCCAAGAGACGACTTGATGAACTTCAGCTCTGGAATTCTTTTAGTTACTTCCCTGCTGTTACTAGTTGGGATATTTTAGAATCACAAGCAGGTAAATATATAGGTAAAGATAAGAAATCGCAGCACAACCTAACAACAGACTTATTTGGGACATACCATCGTTTACGGTGAAAGACCAAGTGCCTGATTGGAAGGTACAAACTAACTACTGGAACGTAGAAGATACACAACAGTGGCGAACAGAAGACACTGATAACTTCTTTTACGAGATGGAGGAGAAAAAACATGATTAAAAAAGTTAAAGATAAAGCTTTACACTATTGGGCAAACCATAAGATTGAATCTATTGTGTTTGTAATTTTAGTCGTAGCATTAATAGTTAAATAATGAATTTAGTAGATCTGTTAAAGAAAAACATAGTAATGGTTCCTGTTGTAGCCTCTGTGTTAGTTGGAACATTCACGGGTGTAAAATACATCGTTAACTTAACAGATACTATCAACGCAAACCAAGCTCAAATAGAAAAACTACAGACTATGAGCATAGAAAATATCAACAGAGATATGCAAATGCTTACAGATAATATTAATACTGTTATTGCAAAATTAGAAAGAGCTGAGGGCACATGGGAGATGGCTGAAAATTTATACGAAGTTTTGGCTGATAAAGTCAGACAGATGGAGTATGACATCAAAGATCTTAACAGAGAGATAAATTATTAGGATGAATTATGGAGACTGCCAGGATGAATTACTATTTTACAGGTATTATTATTCTAATGTTAACAGCTCTAGCTTTTTGTGCAACTCCAGCATATCCTAGAAACGAATATCTTAATAATAGTGACAGATGTGGTGAAATAGATGTTTCTGTAGAACAAAGGGACTCAGAGTATAGACCTTATGATAATTCCTGGAGTAATAGAGACGACAATAGTATAAGACTCACATATAGAAAATACCTTGGCACAGATTGCAAAACTTCAAAAGAAAACATGCAGTTAAAACAACAACTTGAATTGATGAAGATGTGCAGCAAAGTAAATAGAAACCCCAGCCTTGCACAAAATAAAAACTTTGCATTATTAGTATCAAAGTGTAGAGGTGTAGTGCCACAAGCAGATGAAACAGAGGACATGCCTACAGGCAGCTTATGGGACGAATTAAAAGAGGAATATATTAAAGAAAACCCAGATTCCAAGACTTTAGATAACAACAGTACGTTGAAAATGCCACCAAAAGATTATATACTACCAAAACCAAAACCTAAAAATGAGTAAGAAACCACTAAACATATCGGAAGAGGCAGCTGTTCAAATGCCTATGAAGACGGTTGCCTCGCTGATCGCGCTGGTGGCTATCGGAACTTGGGCATATTTTGGGCTGCACGAAACACTCAACAGACACAGCACACAGATAGAATTGATGCAGAAAGATTTAGTAGAGAATACAGAGTTTAGAATTAAATGGCCACGTGGACAACTAGGTTCACTGCCCGCCGATTCTGAGCAGTTCATGATGATCGAAGATCTTTATAAGACTACAGATAAGCTTAACGCACACATAGAAAACATGGCGTTGAACAAAGTCAACATTGAGTTTTTAAGAAAACAAATGGATAAAGTATTACAAGACATAGAAAAATTAAAAGATGCCAACAGAGATCTAGGATACAAAAACGGAGCGTACAATGATTGAGACTGTGGTCGCCCTAATTATGTTTGTAGGAGCAGAGATCAAGGAGCACCGTATTCAACCTAATATGGCTGCGTGCCTTCGGGGCAAGCGTCATGCTGAAAGACAATACACACCTAACGTCACATACAAATGCATAAAAAGCAAAGCAGAAACTGAAATTTATATGGGTGAAAAAAGTATAAAAAAGCTTATACTAAATTAATGTTCGACGATTACATAAAATTACAGGCTGAAATAGTAAACGGCAAGTGTCCTACGTGTCATGAAATGACAATACTTGTTGGACTATCAAAAGAATATTATAGATGTATAAGTTGTGGTGCTGATCTCCAGCAGCACATAAACGGACACATAACATATTTACCTACAATCACACCTAGAACACCCATGTCAGCGGTGAAATACTTTTTTGGCGATGGCAAAACGTAAGTTTACAAACTTTGTACCAAGACCAAAACCACGTAAGCGTCCTAGACGTCACTCAAAGTCATTAAATAAACACAAGAAACGATCGTATAAACCTTACAACCGTCAAGGGAGAAAACAATAACTTGACATTATCCTAAAATATCCTATATTTTAGGTATGAAAGATAAAACAATAACATTAACACCAAGAGGTATCTCACAAAAACAATGGTCTAGCTTTTTGTTAGAATTAAATCTAATGAAAAAAGCATGGAAACCATTTGGTGTAAACGTAGAAATAAAAGCATCTGGTTTACGAAATGTTTTAAAGTGGGGTACTACAGTGCATGACGATAAAAAAACTAGACGAACTAGCAAATCTTTACCACAAGACCAAGAAACAGAAGTATAAAGATCTTTGGTATAAAGGAGTTAAGGAGTTAGCTAATGGAATTAGAT